CTTACACTGTTGATGGTGTAGAGCACTTCCATTGTTGGCCAGCGACTACTGATCCAGGAACTAAAGGCGTTATGAAGTTTGGTAATAAAGCAGGAGTTGCAAGACTTGTAGAAGGTCAATACATTGACTCTCATGGTATTCGTTTACACGGAGGTAAATACGAAGCATTAGGACAAAATAAACCTGTTAAAGTTTATCGTGATGCTGATCGTAACATGGTATATGCTGAGGATAGAACACAAGAAGGTTTGTTTGGAATTAACATACACAAGGCAGGTTCAGATTCTACATTTGTAGAAAATTGGAGTGAAGGATGCCAAGTGTTTAAGAAGTCTAAAGACTTTGAAGAGTTTATGGCAATATGCCGTAGAGCAAGAACTGCAAACGGAAACAAGTTTACTTATACATTGATTGAATCAAACGATATAGTATGATAATTAGAAACACTTGGAAGGTAAAAAATAAACAGTGGGATAAATTTTGTATTAGGTTTAGACTTGGTAAGATTGACTTATTTACTTTGGAATTAGATATTTCAAGAGAGTTCTTTATTCTTACTGTTCTTAATTTCACTATTAAAAATAGATAAAATGGCTAAGATTAAATCTCAGGAATCAACTAGAGTTGCTAAGGTACACGTAGAAAGACCTGGCATTCATTCTAAGACAAAAACATCTAAGCTTAAGAGTAGTAAGAACTACAAGAAGGCGTACAAGGGTCAGGGAAGATAATTGTCACAAATATTTACTAAATTTGTCACATGGGAAAAATTAATAATTATCAGACACAAACTCCTTCTCCAGGAGACAGAATATTAGGATCAACAGATTCGAACGGTAGCACTAAGAATTTTACAGCTCAGTCTATTGCTGACCTTGGAAGATCTTCTAAAGTTTACCGTGCATTCTTGACACAGTCTGCGTCAACGGCTCCTGTAGCTACAATTGTTGACGGAAATACTATCACTGGAACTTGGGCATACGGTAGCACAGGTGTTTATACATTTACATCAACAGGATCATTTGGTTCTGTTAATGCTGGATGCATCGTTGGTGCTTCAGGAAATTATGATACTACATATGAGTTCGCTGTAACAAATAACAACAGCATATCTTTAAAGACATACAGTAATGGTACTCTTGCTAACGGTATGTTGACTGGAGTTTATGTAGAGATTTTTACATTCGCAATATAACTCTGTCGCAAAAATCTACTATATTTGTGACAAATTAAATTAAATTCAAATGGGAAAGAAAAAAGTATTGACAGCTGAAGAGCTAGAAAAGTTCGTTGCAGCTAGAACAAATTACTACCAGTTAAGAGAACACTTAGCTGATATTACGATCACAGAGGAACGTCTTAAGACAGACAAGCAGACTACACTTATTAACCTTGACGTAGCTCACAACGAACTAGCAGTAGTTCAAAAGGAGATTCACGACAAGTACGGTGAGGGTCGCATTAATATGCAGACTGGCGAGATATCATGATAATTCGCAAGATTTCCATAGGGACAGATCTTTTAAACGCCATGCACTTTCAGGTTGGGAAGCCTGTGATGGGTGGTGAGTATACCGTGTTTGACATCATGAGAACTGATGAAGGGCTTTACGATATATGGGTTGAGAAAGATGGAGAGGCCGTTAAATGGAAGTCTATTGGTAGTACAGTTCCAGTATCTATTGAGTATAATATAAACTTCTAATGAAGTCACCACACTACTTTATTGTGCGTCCTCATCAAGGTGTACGATATAATGCATCCAAGAACTTGAATGGAAAGGATTTCATTATGTCCTCATCTCAAGAGGACCACAGATACACAAATCGAATAGGGGTAGTTGTTGCTACCCCTATCGGTTATAAAGGAGAGATATATAATGGAGATCTTGTTGTGGTTCACCATAATGTTTTTAGGTTGTACTACGACATGAAGGGCAACGAGAGATCTAGCTGGAATCACTTCAGAGATGATATCTTTATGATAGAATCAGATCAGCTGTATCTTTATAAGAAGGAGTTCTCTGTAGAATGGAGTGCTCCTCGTCCTTACTGCTTTGTTAGGCCTATACTTCATAATAACGAGGATGGATCTATATCCACTGTAAACGTAGAGTCAGAACTTAAAGGTGTCATTGAGTATATACCAGAAGGTGAGGATATTAAGGTAGGTGATGTTGTATCATTTAAGCCAGAGTCTGAGTACGAGTTTAATATTGATGAGACTAAGTTATACCGAATGAAATTAAGTAGTCTATGCTTGAAAATCTAAGAGATAAAAAAGACAGAGTGCTACGTGCAGCAGAGAAGTCTGTTGACGAGCTTATTAAAGTACTCGAACAGCAAATTGTAAATTACTCTATTGACGACGACTTGTCAGTTGATAAGATGAAGAATGCCGCAGCTGCAAAGAGACTTGCATTTGAGGATGCGCTATCTATACTTGAGCGTATAGATTCAGAGCGTGCAAAAGAGACTGTTGGTTCTATGCCAGTTGTGTTATCTGGTAGCGGAGGATTTGCAGAGGGAAGGGCAAGAAGCAATGCGAAGAAATAGTAAATATGACCTTTATAAACTAAACAACGATCATGTAAACAAGACTGCTCGTTCGACTAGGAATGCTAGTAAGGCTTGGCAGTACGGATATGATCGTGACTATGACTTAATTATTATTTCGAAAGATGGTACTATTGGCGACATATATTACATTAATGGTATCAATATCGCACTTCCTAGGACGCCGAAAGATTTGGAGGTCGGGGAAAACAGATGGATGCCACATGAGTACCCTAAAGAGCTTCAGAAAATAAAGTCTTCGTTCGAGTGGTCGAGACGTGACAACGTATTTAAATCACAGTGGGTTGACTACATAGAGAATGAGTTTGATAGGCGTGAGTATGGCCACTGGTTCATGAACGATGGTGAGCCAACTTACATGACTGGTACTCACTACATGTACCTTCAGTGGTCTAAGATAGATATCGGTCTTCCTGACTTCCGTGAATCAAACAGAATATTCTACATATATTGGGAGGCGTGCAAGGCTGACGAACGTTCTTTTGGTATGTGTTACCTTAAGAACCGTCGTAGTGGTTTCTCGTTCATGAGTTCAGGGGAGGTATCAAACTTGGGTACAATATCTAAGGACTCTAGGCTTGGTATACTTTCTAAGACTGGTCCTGATGCCAAGAAGATGTTTACAGATAAGGTTGTTCCAATAGTTAGGAACTACCCATTCTTCTTTAAGCCTGTTCAGGATGGTATGGATAATCCAAAGACAGAGCTTTCGTTTAGGGTTCCAGCCTCAAAGATTACTAAGAAGAGTATGAACGAGGAGAAGACTGACGATATTGAAGGTCTTGACACAACTATTGACTGGAAGAATACAGCAGATAACTCATACGATGGTGAAAAGCTTTTACTATTGGTACATGATGAATCTGGAAAATGGCTACGGCCTGATAACATATTGAACAACTGGCGTGTAACAAAGACATGTCTTCGATTAGGATCTAAGGTTATTGGTAAGTGTATGATGGGTTCTACATCAAACGCACTAGAGAAGGGTGGTAACAACTTTAAAAAGTTGTACGCAGATTCTAATCCTAAGCATAGATCAGCCAACGGACAGACTAAGTCAGGGCTGTACAGTCTATTTATACCTATGGAGTGGAACTTTGAGGGTTACATAGATAAGTATGGATTTCCAGTGTTCGAAGATCCAAAAACTCCTGTGCTAGGTATAGATGGGGAGATGATAGATAATGGTGTTATTACTTACTGGAACAATGAGGTTGCAGCACTTAAGAACGACTCTGACGCACTTAATGAATACTATAGACAGTACCCACGTACTGAGTCGCATGCGTTTAGGGATGAGTCTAAGCAATCACTGTACAACTTATCTAAGATATACCAACAGATAGACTACAACGACTCACTTATTAAGGAGCGTGTACTAACTAAGGGTAACTTCCATTGGAAGGATGGAGTGCTAGACTCTGAGGTTATATGGACACCAGATCCAGGAGGTAAATTTACAGTATCGTGGTTACCACCACCTGAGTTAAGAAACAAAGTAATAACAGATAGACACGGAAAGAAGCGTCCTGCAAACGAGCATTTAGGTGCATTTGGATGTGACCCTTACGATATATCAGGAACTGTAGGTGGTGGTGGATCAAACGGTGCTCTACACGGACTTACTGGGTTCCATATGGAGCCTAACGCCCCAACTAATCAGTTTGTATTAGAGTACGTTACACGTACACAGACAGCAGAGATATTCTTCGAGGATGTCCTTATGGCTATTATATTCTACGGTATGCCAATACTTATTGAGAACAATAAGACTAGGCTACTGTACCATATTAAGGACAGAGGGTACAGGGGCTACTCACTGAACAGACCAGACAAACACATTTCTAAGCTCTCTAAGACAGAGTTAGAGCTTGGTGGTATACCTAACTCGTCTGAAGACGTTAAACAAGCTCACGCATCATCTATAGGAACGTACATTGAACAGTACGTAGGCTTTGATCAGGAAGGAACTTACCGTGAACCAGACGAGATGGGTAACATGTACTTTACCAAAACTTTAGAGGACTGGGCAAGGTTTGACATAAACAATCGAACAAAACATGATGCCTCGATTAGCTCAGGACTTGCCATTATGGCAACTAGGAAGAACATGTTTCAAGTCAAAGAGGAAAAGTCAAAAATAAATATTAATTTTGTCAGATACAACAACAGTGGCAACATTAGTCAATTAAGAAAATAATGGATAGCAAACCATCGGTAATTATAAGTAACTCTCCATTCCCAAACCAGTACGCAACTGATGCAGAGAAAAAAACTAAAGACTACGGTCTTAGAGTTGGTAAGGCAATTGAGGGTGAGTGGTTTAAGCGAGTTAACGCAGGTAGCTGTAGATACTACGATCAGTACTTAGAGTTTCATAAACTGAGACTTTACTCTCGTGGTATGCAGCCAACACAGATGTACAAGGACTTGCTTGCTGTTGATGGTGACCTTTCTTATATGAACTTAGACTGGAAGCCAGTTCCAATTATACCTAAGTTTGTTGACATTGTTGTAAATGGTATG